ACTCAATGCAATCAAACATATTCATGCGCTTTAGGATCTTCATAAAGTTCATTAGGCCGTTTCTATCGGCATCTTTAAGTAGATCTGATTGTTTAAAGTCTCCAGAAAAGATAACTTTACAGTTCTCTCCAATACGAGTGATGACTGAATCAAGTTCTTGGTACGTCATGTTCTGCATCTCATCAACAACTATAATGCAGTCGCTAAAGGTAGTGCCACGAATAAATGATGTAGTCTGGAACTCTACAATGTTTTTAGTCTTAAGAATCTCATATGCATCGCCACGACCAAATAGCTCATTACATATGGAATAATAAGGAGCTTCGTATACCTTGGCTTTTTCTTTAGCTGAACCGGGTAAGAATCCCATATCTCTTGTAGGTACTACAGAACGCAAAATGACGACCTTATTCTGGTCGCTATGGCCTTCCATAACTTCTAGTAATGACAGATATAGTGAGATGAATGATTTACCTGTACCTGCAGATCCGTGCAGTAGTAGATTTTTATCTTTAGAAAACGCTTCGAATGTCTTAGTTTGATTGGATGTAAGAGGTTGTATATGTTTTATATAAAGTCCTTTAGGCTCTACCACATTTCCCTGTCTTGTGGCTTGTCTTTTTTGTTTTCTACTCGATCTTAATTCTACTACTGACATGCAAGTTATCCTTACAAATTGAAGTGAATCACCCAAACATGATAAACTATACTAGAGAGCCTCCAATCTTGGCCTTGATCTTATTGACCGCGGCACGAGTTTTGGTCTCTCTAATTCCTTTAGAACCATGTGTTTCTGCTAGTGGTGATGTAGGATTGGCATGAGCAATCCTTGAAATCATCTCTTTCATACCAGAATCTGCTTTGACACGGTCGCCTGTACCGCCTACAAGATTGCAAGATACTGGGACTTTTACTATATTAGGATTATTTTGAAGGAAGAGTTCTGATTCTGAGATACCCATCAGGTCATCCCACTGTTCATCAGTATCGTTATTTCTAAACGTGTAGAGAGGCATTATTGCTCCTGTTCATGATATATTTATAAATTAGTCTGCTTGACGAGTTAAATAAGTTTTTCTAATTTTCTTGGGATTAAAATATCTTACAACTACGCTTATAGCGTCATCGATATCATAGTCTTTGCAGGAAAAAATATCAATATAGCCTTCACCAGTATTATCATTAAAGTGGGCTATAATATTAGATGTCTCAATAAGCTGAATTACCGTCCACCCGGCCAAATGATATTCGTTTTTACCAAAATGAATAACCTGTGGTTCGCCATATGGAACCATTTCAATACGCTCTACTAATTCTTTGACCCAAGCAGTAAGAATTTTTGGATTAGTAATAGCATCTAATTTGCACCCTCCACAATCGAGAAGGAGATGATAACCCCAGTGATTCATAGTGATCTCCAATCTAAAGACTTATTTATCTCTAGAATTCTTCATCTTCAAGACTCATTAGATCTTCTAAATCTCTCGTTTTAAGCGCTCGAACAATCCGCTTTTCTTTTTTATTCTGTCGATAATCATCAATATCAATACCATATTCTTCATCATCATAATATTCTTCAGTATAGTTACGACGGGTCTTAGACATTAGACATATTGTTCCTGCTTAAATTGTTGGATTTCATCATTGGTAAAATTATGCTTCTTTTTTAGGTGTGCGGTTAGAGGTCCGGGCATGTAGTATTGACTTCCACGGGATGAAATGCATCCAAAAGGGCATGCTCGTTCTAGTTCCTCTGTTCTTGCACCACTACCGACACCAGCAGTTGACTTCTTTTCTTCTGGCTTAGGAGTATTTATTTCTTCTGACTTTTCAGGAAGCAAGCCCGGGAATGTACGATATACTAGATCATATGTAATACCAGGATAAGGAGACCTCTTGTCTTTCATAGCTAGAACTAGCTTTGCGTCTTGCTTGTCAAGACCTTCAATGAATTGTACAAATAACATTTCACGCTTCATAGCAGTTAGATTAGGATTGCCGCCCTTAATGAATAGATACATGCGCCTGAAATCTGTATAGTAGCTAGACTCTTGATCTAGAAAATCTGTTGGCTTATAAGGTGGATCACCTTCAGGTAGATCAAACACAATATTAGGATCAAACAGATACTTCAGAGACATGACTAGCACAGTATTATCAGCACACGTGGCCAATGAATTCTGTCTATCATTTTCATTAGAAAGATCCGAAATCTTCTTTAGAATCTCTGCAACACCTAATCGTTTAGTCATTAATAATTCCTTGTTCCTTTAATTCTTTTACCATTTGTTCCCATTGCTTGCGCTGAAAGCAATTTGCAGAGATGTTTTTATAATAGTTTTGTTGAGGATATAGTGCGTGATAGATCTTAGCTGCAATACTTTCGTTTGTTAGCTCAGAAGTCATTAATAGTCTCCAGTAATCCCTTTAGCTTATTAGTAACAAAATAATTAAACAGTTTGCTACGATCCTTATTGGCTTGACGTTCATATTCATCCATAATATTCTTTTCAATTTCTTTTGGAATAAAGTCAAAATCAATCAATTGTTCATTGCGCCTAAATCCGCGCAACATATCTTCAGTACAGAACTCTGCAGGATTGCTAGGCAGCCATGTTTCTAGCTTCTTAGAAGAGATTGGCTTTTGCCTAGTACCAGTTACTAGACTATCATCAGCACTTAGAAAGTTAGGCACACCGTCACCAACATCGCCACGAATGATATGCTCCTTAAGAAAGGCATCTGAATTTTTACAGGTAATGAACTTTTTAAGCACTGGCGAGTACTGCTTTACATTTGGATAGCGCTGCAACTGTTGGAAGTCTTTGTCACCAGACAGGATTAGAACCTTCTCAAAGCTATTACTACGATTCTTGATTAGTGCTGCAATGACGTCATCGGCCTCGGCATTATCAATATGAATGACTCGATAGGGAAAATATGTCTTAAGTTCATCACGAATCTTATTGAGAGATTCAAAGATAAGATTCCAATTAAGCTCAGATGCATCACGGTCATGCTTACGATTTGCCTTATAAAAAGCAAATACATCCTTACGCCAAGACCGCTTGCCATCAGCAGCAATAATGAATTCGCCATATTCATGTGAAAACTTTATCTTATTAGCGCGCAATGAATTAAGTACCATATGCCTAAGAAGATTTTCATCTACATCAGCATTGGTGTGATTGCCTAATTGGGCCATTAGAGTCGCAATCATAACTTGCGACAGATCAACAATAATCATTTTATAAGTTCCAAGGTTTATTCATGATATAATTATATATTATTTCAAATTAAAGTAAACCATTAATCTTCAAAATCTTCATCGGAGTAATTCATCTCGTTTTCAGCATAAATCATATCATCTTCTGTGTAATCTATATTCTGTTCGGCATAATCTTGAATTTCATGATAAATGCCTTTAGACTTAAGAAGCAACGATTTAATAGTCTCTACAACAAGAATACAGTCTTTAATACAAGTGTCATCGCTGACATTAAATCCATGAAGAGAAGCTCGATTAAAAATCGGGGTTCCAAGTTCTAATGATACCATTTCAAAAAACATATTCTTAATTTTACTTACAGAAGCCTCTAGTTCTTCTTCTGTAGTTGGAATTTCCATATTATTATTTTTCTGTGGAAATTTAATTACGTTATCTGTCTTATCTGTGTTATCTGGCAGTTCGACTACATTATCAGCCATTAAAATATCCTTAAAATGTCTTTACGAGAATTGTATCGGTGTTAATTCGTCCAGTAAGAGTCATTGTTGAAGACTTGATTCCAGCAAATAATTTATTAAAAGCAAGTTTACCAGTATTAAGAACTGTTGGGAGTATATCTTCAGGCTTTCTTAGGGTCTTAGACATAGACTTTTCAGTATCATAGTTAGTAATGGTATTGCCTTTTACAGATAGCCCAGATGAATCAACAGCAACATATACTCCTAACTTCCTATATTTACAATTAAATACAACCAGGATTTGCGCTTTAATGATTCTTGCTGGATCAACTGAAGCAATCTTATATGGCCCGCTTTCCTTTAGATACCTCATTTTAGATGTAAGTTGATCGGCTGACTTTTCTTTAGACTTGCGAGGCTTACGGGTAGCCTTATTGACTTGCGCAATAGATTCAGCATCAGAAATAATAGTGCCTACAAATTCTAGATATCTGCGCAGTTGTGGCTTAGTCAGGTGTGAATAACCTTCCTTGAGCTGGTCATCCT